CTAATACAGTTTCCGGTTGCCAGTAATCATATTGCTCTTTAGCAACACGTCTTAGCTCTGGAAACTCGTATCTACCTTTTAGTGAATCTAGTAAAATTAAATTAGAAGGACTGTCCTCATTCTCTCGAAACACGCCCCACGTTGTAATAGCCGAGTAATCGGCTGTTTCCTTTTTCATAAATGCTGTGTCATACGATTGTATGATGTGTTCTAGTTTAGGCATATGTTCTTTGTCCCAAACTTTCCACCACTCTCGTTTAATGATAGCACCTTCCTCAGACGTTGGATTCTGCATCCACTGCGCATTCCATTTAGCAATAGATAGAGATGCTTTAACTGCTTCTAGTTCATCCAATTTCCAATAGCCTGGCCAAACAGGATTACCTGATGGCATGATTGCTGGAAACTCTACCAGGTCCCATTGATCTGATTTAGGTTCGCTTTGGTGTTTTAATAGCTGACCGGTCAAGTCTTTTGTATTCCATCTGGTCATAACGCAAACAATTGCTCCACCGGGCTGCAACCTTTGACGTGGTCCTGATGTATACCATTCATAAGCTCTCTCCAGCGCTGTCATGTTCATTGCGTCTTGCTCTGAGTGAGGATCATCTATAATTAATAAATCCGCACCACGACCTGTAATCGCTCCCCCGACACCCGATGCGAAATACTCGCCGCCTTGTGCAGTTTCCCAGCGACCCGCTGCCTGACTATCTTCCCTGAGTCTCGTCTCAAAGATTTCTTTATACTCAGGAGAATCCATAAGTGTTTTAGCTTTACGCCCGAATCTAATTGCTAGTTCCCCGGTGTGGGTAGTTTGAATTATCTTAAGTTTAGGCGTACGCCCGATCATCCAAGCGGGCAGCAAGGAGCTAGCGAACTCGGACTTTGTGTGCCTTGGTGGCATATTAACAATTAATCTTTTGATCTCGCCGCGAGCGAGCTTGTTAAATTTTTCTGCAATAATTTTGTGGTGCTTACCCTCAATGAACTCTGGCCATATATGCTTGGTAAATGACAGAAAGTCTTCTTTAATTTTTAAAATTTTTTTCTTTTCATCAAGTCTTAGATACATCTTCATGTAGTCCTTCTTGATGTCGGGTGGCAGCTTCTTAATCTTCTCTAGGTCTATTTTCATATATTTTTTTGCAAAATTTTTTTAAAGGTGTTTTTGTTAACCCATTTGGTTTTTACAGGCTATAACCGTGCAAATCAAGCAATAAAGGGTAGGCCTTGGGACCCCTTTCTATATATACTATATTAATAAATATACTTACTGCAAATTACTGGATGGGTCTGGTACCTCTATGGAATTGTGCGAGCACTGCGCGAGCGCGCGCCACACGCTGTGGTTGTGGGCCTGGCTATGCGAGGCCCACACTCTGTGTGTTCGTTAGTCTAGTAGTACCATAAATGCTGCTGCATTTAGTCTACTGAACTTAGACAATTTCTTTTGCATTGCAGTGTAATCTTCATCGAACTCTGCTTGCTTGATCTCAATGTATAACTTGTGTTCTGTTGGTGTTAACATCGTTGACTGGTTTGAGTACGGGTTAGTTGCCTTGATCATTTGTGTCATGTTAGTTCCTCGCTTTCATATCCTACAATATCCTAGTATTATTTAATTGTCAACTGTTATTATCCTAGTTTCCATATAAGGATTGCCTCTCCAATCTGTTGTCTGTTCCTTGACTACATCTATCGGTGTTTCTAGCGCCTCGGTCCTTGGTGCAATGGCAATTACTTGCTGTACATATTTATTAGCAAAGTCATTGTAACAACCTTGACTACAAAAATAAGCATAGAAAGAATTGCGCGTCCATGTCTGTTCTTTTATTTTCTTAGTTCTTAGAACCTTGCTACCCTTGACACCTCTTATTCTATCTTGTGTGTGAGAGGTATGGCAACTTGGACCATGACACCAATTAAAATTACTCATGCTACTACCACCAATCCCATTATCAAACCAAAAAATGTAGTGATACAAAGAAATTCAAAACTACTCATGATTTGTCCTCAGTCATTTGAAACCTTGCAAGTATTTTAGCATGGCTTTCAATGGCAGTTTCTAGAGTCTTGATTCTATCTTCTAAGAACTTTATTTTCTGTCGTTCAAATTGTTCAGCTTTGTTCTGGTCATGCAGTTCAAAGTGTTCAGGTGTTAACTGTGTCATTTTTTATCTCTCCATTTTTGGTCTTGTCTTATTCTGTCGTTTTGTTCATCAATATAATCTTGTGATGATCTGGCAAAGCTTAACCCTACTACAATTAATACTAAGATCATTGCGAAAAATATCCAACCCTCTATTACCATTAGTACCTCGTTTCCATTGTTCTTATTGTCCAAGATGTTTTGGCAGTTCTGTATTCTTGTTTGTCCATGTCAAAGTATGTGATTAAACTATCTCCAACTTTGCTAGTCCAATATCTACAAAGGTCTGTCCACTTTGCCTCTCGTGTGATGTGCTTGCCATGTTTCTTTGCATAGTATGTGATCTTGAATTGTTTGTTTAGTTCCATTCTTTCCTCGCTTTCATTTGTTATAGGACTATCCTATATTATAGAATAGCCTTTGTCAACTCTTATTATGTTTCTATTTGATCTGTTGAGTTATCAGTATGCACTTTTAGTTGTTCAAGTTGTTTTTTTAATCTGTTAACTTCTTTTTGGTTAGCATTTACAATGTCCATAAGTTTTAAAGATTGTGACATTAGTGTATCCATGACATCTGATATTCTTATTTGTGTATTTAGGTTTTCTATGTGTGATTGTGTAACCATGTTATTTCCTCGCTTTCATTTGTTATAGGGAGAATATACCATATTCTCCCATACTTGTCAATTACTAATTTACTGTTGCTTGTTGCATTATTGATCTTGCAATAGCAATTTTTTCCTCTCTCGTTTGCTCTACCTTATCTTCTAAAAGACTAGCCAAATTTTCTGGACTATAAACAGACAAAGCCATAGATGAACTCTCGTTCAGTATGCCCTCATTAAGTGCAACACCTAATTTATCAGCTAGGTCTTTTGCTTGGTCAAAGTATCTATAAGATTTTAAACCCAATGTAAGTTTTTGCATTTTACCATTGATGTGTTCATACAGTTGTTGATGTGCCATGATAACTTGTTCTCTCAAACTGTTATACATTTTAAACATCTCAAATGTTTCCTGATCTACTGCGAACATTCTACTATGACAATAAGATGAACCGATTGTTGTAAGTTGGAAATCTTTTTCCCACTCATCTTTGTATGACATGCTAGTTTTATTATCATTGCTACTATTCTCATGCCCTGTAAATTTATTTACTTGGCTTTCCATAGTATAATAACTTGGACTTCTCTTGTCGTAATTACCATTGATTGCAACATGAAAGTCAGGGTTAAGTCCTTTGGCTTTAATCTCATCTCTATAATAAGACCTTGCAAACTCATCTTCTAACTCAAACTTGACATGTTCTTCGTCAACAAGTTCTCTTGTATGTCCATCACTATCAGTTTCATTTCTTGGTGGTGCAGTAAAGTAAAAGCAGTTGTCATCATACAATGCACCCCCACTTGAACTGTATTTTTTTATCATACTTCTAATTGTATCTACATCTTGTTGTGGTTGGTGGTGTCTTACAACTGTTTCAGCTAGAACTTTCATTTTAGTTCTTGCCTCATTATAATCAGCTATTGATTTTTTGTGTAGTTCATACTTTGGACTGTTAAGTTCAAAGTGTGTTTGGAACACATCAGCAATAGCTTTTCTTTTTTCACTATTTAGTGTCAGTCTTTTTTCTGTCATTTGCTTTCCTTTGGTTATTTTATTTATTTGCATATTTATTTTATAAAGCACTTGACAAACTATGTCAATGGGATTATATAGGATATATATTATTTATACTGTTTAGGTGATATAAATAAAATAGGTTCGGGAGATACCCTAAAAATTCTCCTGAACTGCAAATAGATAAATATGTCAGGAGGTAGGCTTTGGCCGTAAACTTCGGTGTTTATTATTTGCTGGACCCATAAGCTAGGGGATATAAGTCGCAAGACTAAATTGGACTAGTAATGGGCCCTGCTAATGATAAAAGCTACAAGCGGCAAGCGGCAAGCAGCAAGCAACGCTTGACAGCTAGTATAAGATAATATAGGATGTATTTAGAAAGGTATAATTATGGACAATGAACAAAAACTTTATGATGATAACTTTGCAACAGAAGGTCAATTAAAAAGAATAGCTGATGCTATAGAAGAGATCCTGCAGTTGGTTAAAGCGGACCAGGAGAGATCTAAGAAATACATGGAAGAGAATAAAAGTGAGTAGGCGCCCCGGGCCACAGCTGCGGAGGATCTTAACGATCCACGCGGCCTGGCTGGTGGCCTCCGGTTATCCGGAGCCACAAGCAGCAAGCTGCAAGCGTCAAGCGACAAGCTACAAGCAACGAGCGGCAAGCTTGACAAAGTTTAGAAATAGGATTATATAAGATATAGAAAGCGAGGAA